GTTTTCTAAACCTCTCCAATGGTTCCCATAGGGAGGGGGGTTTACTAGGAACATGGTTTACTTGTATTCTATGTTACGTTGTTACTGATATTTTTGATTATTTGTTGAGGAGGTGCGGCAACATGGCCACCAAATACAAAAATATGTCCGACCTTCTTAAGCTGATACCTGAAGAAAAGCAGCTGATAGCTAAGAAGCTCATAACTGAATTGAATTTCATGAGCTCCACGCTAACGCAGCTCAGAAAGATGGTAAAGGATCAGGGAGCCGTAGAGCTATTCAAGAACGGTAAACAGGAGATGCTGAGAGAGAGTCCGGCGCTGAAGTCTTACAATATGACTATTCAACGCTATAGCCTACTCTATAAACAACTTATTGATCTTTTGCCGAAAGAGGAGCGAAAAGCGGAGGAGGTGAATCCGATATATGACTTCATCCGCAACGAATAACTATATTCTCGAGTATTGGGAGGAGATCCGCAGCGGTAGAACTCTGGTGAGTGATAAAGTGCGTAAGGCGTATGCTTCCCTCGTGGATTCAATCGAGAACCCTAAAGCCCCGTATATATTCGACGTGAAACGAGCTACAAAGCCGATCCGGTTTATTGAGACATTCTGTAAGCACAGTAAGGGAGAGTGGGCAGGAAAGCCCGTCGAGCTTGAGCTATTTCAAAAGGCATATATAAGCGCTCTTTTCGGCTTCATAGATGAAACCACAGGATATAGACAGTATACCGAGAGCTTTTTCATGGTAGCCCGTAAGAATGGTAAATCGACTATGCTAGCCGGTATCGCTCTTTATCTATTGGTAGCAGATCAGGAGCCCGGAGCGGAACTGTACACGGTAGCCACTAAGAAGGATCAGGCGAAGCTGATTTTCGATGAGGTGCTACATATGGTTCAACAGAGTCCCCAGCTGAGGGAGATTCTGAAGAAACGTAAGAGCGATCTATACTTTCCCGACGCTATGGCTAAAATGCAAGCACTAGGGAAGAACTCAGATACGCTCGACGGCCTAAACGCTCACGGGGTTATTATAGATGAGCTTCACGGCGTGAAAGATCGTAACCTGTACGAAGTCATGAAGCAGAGCCAGAGCGCGCGCCGGCAACCGTTGCTAGTTATGATTACGACCGCCGGAACCGTGAGGGAATGTATTTTCGATGATATTTACAACTACGCTGAAAACATTCTAAACGGGACTTACTCAGATCCTCACTTTCTCCCGATCGTTTACGAGTTGGATAAGGCTAGCGAATGGAAGAACGCGAAAAACTGGGCTAAAGCTAATCCCGGTCTAGGTACGATCAAAAAGCGCGCGGATCTTCAGGCGAAAGTAGAGAGGGCGAAACAGAGCGCCGTAGATCTGAACGGCGTACTCGTGAAAGACTTTAATATCAGGGGTACACGCTCCAGCGCGTGGCTGAGCTTCGACGATATTAACAACCCGGCAACGTTCGAGATCACGGAGCAGCGCGGTAAGTACGCGATCGGAGGCGCTGACTTGTCTATCACGACGGATCTAACGGCTGCTACGCTTCTCATGTATGACGCTCACAGCGAAACTTACCTAGTAAAGCAAATGTATTGGATCCCTGAGGTGAACGTAGAAGAGCGCGTAAAGCGCGACAAGATCCCCTATGATAAATGGCACGATGCGGGATTGATTCGCTTTTGCAAGGGTAACACGATCAACTATAGCGACGTTACAGCATGGTTTATGGAGATGGTGCAGATCCACGGTATAACTCCCGCGTGGATCTACTACGACAGCTATAGCGCGCGATATTGGGTAGAAGAGATGGAACGTAACGGGTTTAGAATGGTTCGAGCTATTCAGGGTGCGAAAACTCTTTCCCTCCCGATGCAAAAGCTAGGCGCGGATCTTCAGGCTAAACGGATCAACTATAATAACAACCCTATTCTAAAGTGGTGTTTGACTAATACCGGCGTACTGACCGATCGAAACGGGAACATCGTACCCGTAAAGAATCAGGCGGCTAAACAGCGGATCGACGGAACAGCTAGCCTACTAGATGCTTACGTCGGTTTGCATGAGCACTATAACGAGTTTATCAATCTATATTGAAAGGGGCTAGGATCATGCCGAAACTGCTAAAGGATAAGCGAATTGGTATTTACCTCTATAACAGCGAGACGCGGGACTATGAGAAAGTGGCGACCGTCTGGGCGCACTACCGGAGCTTCAGCGTTACGGAGATTTTCACGTCTGGAGCTAACTACTCGTGGAATAATGCTTACTTCACGTTTACGAAGCCCGCAACGTTCCAGATGACTACATACGCTCAGATCGAATATAACGGGCAGATGTGGGAGATCGAGGCGCTGGACACCTACGAGGACCAAACCGATAAAAATATCAGAGTACACGCCCGCGTTAAATGGGGTTAAGTGAGTCCACAGGAGGGGCGGCGATAGCAGCCGCCTCTTTATTTTTAGAAAATTTCTGAAAGATATTGACTTTTAGTAGATTCGTAGCTTATAATTAGTTTGAGATTAGCACGAAAGGAGGTTGTAACGTGCTACGAATCAACAAAAAAGAGTATAAACGTCGTTTGATGCTTCTGGGCGTGAGCTCTAAGGAGCTCGCAAGCATTGCCGGTTTGCATGTAACGACCGTTTCCAGAGCGATTAACGGACGCGGTAACACGGATCCGGTAACGATCGGAAAGATCGCACAGGCTCTCAAGTGTGAGCCCGTGGATATTTTAGAGGAGGTGGAAGAATGAGCGCGCGAATCATTGCATTTTGCAATCAAAAAGGCGGCGTAGCTAAAACGACTAGCACGATCAACACGGGCGCAGCTCTAGCGAAAGCCGGTAAGCGCGTTTTGTTGGTGGATTGCGACCCGCAGGGCTCATTAACGGTGAGTCTGGGGATCGATGCCGAAGAGCGCCCCGTAACTACCTACGAACTTTTGCTAAAGGACGCGGACGCAGCCGACGCGATCATCTATAACGTGGGTAGTGGTTACGACGTTATACCGGCAGATCTGAGGCTATCCGCTGCCGATCTGGAGCTAGTGAGTCAACCAGCGAGGGAAACGCTCCTACGCGAAGCCCTACGCCCTTTCTTCACGGAGTACGATTATATACTAGTGGACTGCCCGCCTAGTTTATCAGTAATCACCGTGAATTGTTTAACCGTTGCTAACGAGATCATCATACCACAGCAAGCGCACTTTCTAGCCGTTTCCGGTCTGAGCCTCTTACTCGATACGGTAGAAGTAGTTAGAAAGCGGATCAATAAAACGCTGAGTATTCGCGGCGTTATACTGACCATGTTTGACGGTAGGACGAATCACGCTAAAGAAGTGCGCGAACAGGTGCGGGAGTTTTTCGGAGATCGTGTTTTTACTACAGCGATCCGGAATAACATTGCACTCGCGGACGCTCCGGCGCGCGGTATGGACGTATACCAGTACGCCCCAACTAGTAACGGCGCAGCCGACTATACAGCCCTTGCGGGCGAGATCATGAATCAGGAGGGGAAACAATGAAACCCGAACAGAGAAACCCACTCGCGAAAAAATCAACAGCAGCCCTCGACGCTCTTGTGAGTCCACAGGAGGGGGAGCAGCGCAAAGCGCCCGACAGCGCCGATCTGGTGCGCGCTACCTTCATCATCGACCGACATAAGCTCCAGCTTTTGAAAGATCACGCCTACACTCAGCGCAAGCAGATTAAAGACGTGGTAGAAGAAATGGTAACGGAGTATCTGAACGCCCATTTCGATAATGATAAGGCGATCAACGGTAACACATGGGATCAGTAAGCGAGTAAACCGATCAAACAGTAAAGGGAGTGAGTAGTAAATGATTCTGTTTACCAAGCGAGAGTTTGAGGAATGGCGCGGCGTTAAACGTGAACTCGCTAAACGCCTCCATGAGATCTACCGTGAAGATATGGAAGCTATCGAACGTGGAGAGGATTATGTAGAGGGACGCGAGCAGGAAGCGCGGAACGAAGCCGATAACAAGCTAGACCGGATCGAGGGCGCGGCACACGAACGCACCATGCGCGATATGTCAGACTCGCGCCTCTATGAGGACACTCAGCAAGCTATTTTCTATGATGTGTACAAGCGTTACAGCCTCGCGCGGATTCTGCAAGAAAACCACGACGCGAGTATGATTGAAAAAGGCTTGTCACCTGAGGAATACGGACTACAGATAACACCTAAGCCCGACGGAGGCGCTAAGGATCTTCATAATAGGATCTGGGAGCAGATCGACGAGCTCCGGCGACGCGGTGACGGTGAGGGCTCCTATTATGCTCAGATCCTCCCTCTGTGGACTCGTTTCCAATCTGGAGAGATCGACATAGAGGAAGCCGAATGCGCTAAAGGCTATGAGCAGATCCGCGTAATGATTGACGTAGAGGACGCTATAGCTCAGGAGACTAGCCGGAGGGCTCCGAAAAATAAGCTAGTCTATCCCGATTCATACGTTTACCCGACGGACGTAACGACGCGCCAGATCTTCAGCGCTAGCCAGCCGTTGACTCACTACCCCGTGACCGTCGCGGCGGCTAAAAAGAACGTTGCCGAAGCGATCAGCTATGTTACTACCGACTTTACACAAATGGAGGGCGTTAATTTCCCGCGTAATAAGAGCTTTACGCCCTTCGATAAAGCCGTTTTGAATGCGGCTATCAGCCTCTATGATGCAAAAAACGCTTGTTTCACTATCGACGATCTGTATAAAGTGCTTACCGGCGACAACAGCGCGAGGGTACAGCCTGAAATGAGAAAAGCCATAGCCGAGAGCATGACGCTTCTAGCGAGAACGTGGGTAGATATTGAGATGAGCGACGAAGCGCAGCGCTACGGTTACGATAAGGGGCGAATGTCCGGAACAGTGCTTTCCTTGCGGGGTTTGACCGTTGAACGGCGCGGGGTACAGGTGAACGCCTACCGGATCAACGAAACGCCTATTCTCTTCGAGTATGCCCAGCACAAGAACCAGATCGGGCGCGTATCTGTAAAGCGCCTGAAAACGCCGGGACGAACCAGCAAAGAAACCATCGCCCTTACCGATTATCTGCTACAGGCTATCGAGTACATGAAAACCGGTAAGCGCGGGCGTACAATCAGCTACGAAACCATGTTCGACCGTCTGGGCAACTTCGACGGTATGACCTCTAAAGCTCAGTATAACAAACGTACTAAAATGTATGAGCTCGTGAGAAGCATTCTTTCCGAGTGGATCACTCAGGGCTATATAAAAGGCTTTGTAGAGAATCACGCCGGAGGAAGTCGCACTCAGGGCGTAACCGGTGTTACGATCCAGCTTATCGGAGATCCTGAAGCTGAGTAAAACACCTTCTCGACCTAGCATTAAGTGGTGATACACCTAGCATTAAGTGGTGATACACCTAGCATTAAGTGGTGATACACCTAGCATTAAGTGGTGATACGCTCTCGAAAAAAATAGCCCGCAAACCGTTGCGGGACAAGGGTTTACGGGCAATCACCATTTTTCTATAAGCTATATAAGCTCTATAGGCTTATATAGGGAGAGCGGGGCGCTACGCTTACGCGCGCCCCTCCTCCTGTGGGATCATGAGAGAGCCCCACAAACGGGAAAAACCCGCAACCGATGCGCGGCAATGCAACGGGTACGGGTAACTCTAGTAAGTATGATGGCATGGTTTTATTTTACCATGCGTCGCCTAGCGTGACAACGGTAAATGAATCCACAGGAAAGGGGGATTCCATGTATCCGCGTAACACACGCCCGCCGTAGGAATGGAACACCACGACGGGCAAAGCGGAGTAAGACGACAAAAACGAGAAGCGCCCGCCTCATCTACAGCCAGCAAGCAAAGTTGATGAGACGAACGCCGTAGGACTTTCGCCCTACTCCTATTATAGCAAGATAGAAAGGAGTTTTCAATATGTCCATTCGCGTAAAAGTGCTTGTTGAAATGGTTTATCCGGATCCTCAGGAGGGAACCGCTGCCGATATGGTAGCTGAGATCGTGGATCAGATCCGGACGGGTGAATATTTCCCCGATCGGGTGCAGGGCGTGGAAGTCGAAGAAATGACGCTTGAGAGTGCCTAAAATTCATATTATCACCGGTGCGGGTGGCGATCGGAGCCGCCCCGCCGGTGCATTCTGCAATATAGCAAGGCGACAGATTCAAAACGGGAGGTTATTGTGTGGGAAATTTGAGAGAAGAGAGCTTACCTGTGATCGAATACTTTTACACCTTCGATTGCATGAACGCTTTCTACGAGGATAAGGCTTTTCCTGAATCGTATTTCAATAGCGACGCTGAAGCGATCCGGAAAGCCGCCGATCTGGAGGCGACCTTGTATAAGCATAGGTTTTGCAACGGTGAAAAGGTGCTTACTGAAAAGCTCTATGATCCATGGGCTTGTTTCGAGGAGGGGGAAGAATGAATTATAATCACGTTCCGGCAGAATTGAAAAGGCTAGCTCAGTGGGTTTGCTTCCGGCTCGTACCGCGTGAGAACGGGAAGAAAGCAAAGATCCCGATTGATCCTAAGACCCGACGCGAGGCGAAAGCAAACGCCCCCGCGACGTGGGCAACCTTCGAGGAGGCAACAGCAGCCGCCGATCTCTACAGCTTTCCCGGCGTGGGTATCGAGTTTGCTAACGGTATTTTCGGCGTGGATCTCGATAATGTCATAGACGAAGCCGGGAACATTAGCGCCGATGCGCGGGAGATCGTGGACGCGCTGGACAGTTATACCGAGCTTTCTCCGTCTGGGCGTGGCTTGCATATCCTATGCCGGGGATCCATTCCGAAGGGTGGCAACCGGGCGAAGCTGCCCGGAGGCGGTGAGATTGAAATGTACGACAACGGGCGATATTTTACCGTAACCGGTAAGCCCTACGGAACCCCTCGCGGGCTTGCTACGCGCTCCGTAGAAGCCGCCGACGTTCACGGGCGATATATTGCAAGGGTAGACGCTGAGAAGCCCGTACAGAGCCACGGAGAGCCCCGCAGAGTGCAAGAGAGCGACGCTGAGTTATTGCAAAAGATGTTCGCTAGTAGAAGAGGCGACGCGATCCGGCGCTTGTGGGAGGGTGATACCAGCGCCCACGGTGGCGATCATAGCGCGGCAGATCTTGCGCTTGTGCGAGATCTTGCGTACTGGACGAACGGCGACTCTAACCGGATCGACGATCTGTTTAGAAGCTCCGGGCTCATGCGTGAGAAGTGGGACGAACGGCGCGGAGCTCAGACATACGGCGAAAAGACAATAGCTCAGGTTTTGCGCGGGTTTACTCCATTTGTTGAGCAACAGCCCATTAAAAGGATCTTGCGAGGTGGTGAAGTGGTTACGGACTTCGAGGCAATGCGGGCGGCAGCGGAAAGCGCTCCCCCTCCTGTGGAATCACAACCGGCTCCCGTGGTAGATGGTATGGGCGATTTCGTTAATAGCCTTGATTATCTGAATGTGCAGTTTAACGAGGATCGCAAGCAGTTTGTAGGCTACAAGCAGCGGAAAACAGGCTTTTCTAACATCGATGAAAAGACGGGCGGGTTATATCCTGGGCTTTATGTTATAGGTGCGGTTAGCTCTCTGGGTAAAACTACATTCGTTCACCAGATGGGCGATCAGCTAGCCGCCTCCGGTGAAACGGTGCTTTTCTACAGTTTGGAGCAATCCCGGTTTGAGTTGATCGCTAAGAGTATCGCGCGCGAATGCTTCAAGTTGAACCCGGGTAGCGAGTCCGCTGCTTTAAGTGCTATTCAGATCCGGAGCGGCGCGACCGTAACGAGTAGAGCTAGACAGGGCGCGCAGGAGTATAGAAAGTTTGCAGAGCGCGTTATTATTCGAGAGGGGAATTTTCAGACCAACGTAGATAGCATTAGAGCCGACGTAGCGCGCTTTGTGCGGGAGAAAGGTACAACGCCCGTTGTGATCGTGGACTATTTGCAGATCATACCGGCGACGGATCCGCGCATGAGCGATAAAGAGAAGATCGATCAGAACATGAAAGCTCTAAAGCTCTTGCAACGTGAGTTTGATCTGGTTCTATTCGTCATTAGTGCGCTGAATCGTGCAAACTACGCCGCGCCTATCGCGTTTGAGAGTTTCCGTGAGAGCTCCGGCATAGAGTATACTGCTGATGTGGTTTGGGGGTTACAATATGATGTGGTGGGGCGCGATACCCTGTTTGAGAACGAAAAGAAAACCGGCGAAAAGCGTAAAGTGCTAGCGGCGGCGAAACAGCGCAGCCCCCGACAGATCGAGCTAGTATGTCTGAAGAATCGATACGGTAACGATTTTAGCGCGTACTTTGATTATTATTCAAAATATGATTATTTCGCGCCGGATCGCCTCAGAGAAAAGCAGTAATAACGAGCCCTACGCCTCGAGCGTGGGGCTTTTTTGTGTGCAAATTGTGCAAAATGTGGATTAAAAATGTGTATAATTTGACGATTTTGAAAAAGTACACAAAAAATATAGTAAATCTGTTGTCAATATTACTAATCATCTGGTATAATGATAACGGGATAATACTAGATACTAGTAAACCGGTTTACTGGATTACTAGTATAACGGTGAAAGGAGGCAGAAACCTCTTGAATATATTCTCTAAGTTGTATGGGAAGTTTGCACCTAAGAGAATCGAGCGCGTGGAGCTTACCGGCAACGATACGCGCTTTACGGCGTGGAGCGGAAACGCCTACAGCAACGATATTTTGCGCGGTGGTGTGGACGCTATCGCTAGGAATGCGGCGAAGCTGAAGGGATCCCACGTCTTGACCTTCGCGGATCATAGCCGCGCTGAAGGACGATGCACGATTAACCGACTTCTACAGGTTGAGCCTAACGAGTTTATGAGCGCTTACGATCTGTATTATAAACTCGCTACGCATTACTACTTGTATAACAACGCTTTCGCGGTTCTCCAGCGCAACGCTGCCGGTATTGTTACGGGTATTTATCCGGTTCAAGTGTCGCAAGCAGATTTCTACGCGGGGGAAGATAACGCCTTGTATATCAAGCTCTATTTTCCCAACGGATCTAACTACATTTTCCCGTATTCCGACGTTATCCACCTGAAGCGCCACTACAATAGCCGCGATCTTCTGGGCGACGATAACGACGCGATCACGCCCGCGCTGGAGCTTGCTCATACTCAGAATGAGGGCATTGTAAACGGCATTAAGGCGGGCGTAACCTTGCGCGGTATCTTGCGCTTTACTCAGATCCTGAGCCCCGAAAAGCTGAAGGAACAGAAAGAGCGCTTTGTAGCCGATTTCTTGACGCTGGAGAACTCCGGCGGCGTGGTTGCTACGGATCAGCAAACAGATTATACGCCCCTCGAGAGTAAACCGGCGATCATCGACGGCGCGCAGATGGCAGAAACTAAGAGTAAGATCTATAACTATCTGGGGATCTCTGAGGGTATCGTAAATTCTAGTTATTCTGATGATCTATGGGCGGCGTTTTATGAAAGCGTGATTGAGCCTTTCGCGCTGCTAATGGGTTTGGAGTTTACTAGAAAATTCTTCAGCCCTCGAGAACAGGCTTTCGGTAACTCTATCGTGTTCGAGAGCAACCGTCTACAGTTTATCAGCAACGCCAATAAGATCTCACTCTTGAAAGAGGTTATGCCTATGGGCTTGCTCACGATCAATCAGGCGCTAGACGTTCTGAACTTGCCTAGTGTGCCAGACGGCGACCGGCGTATACAATCGCTTAATTATGTCGATCAGGCACACGCTACCGAATATCAGCTACAGGGGCTTCGAGCTCCGGCGAATGATGAAGGAGGGGCGACCGAATGAAAGAGCTCCGAGTAGCAAAGCTACATGCTGAAACAAGAGCGGGAGGCGCGGCAGCGTCTAAAACTCTGGTTTTGACCGGTAAGCCTATCGTATTCGATCAGGCTACCACGATCAACGACCCCGCCGGGAGTTATACCGAGATTATCCGTAGCGGTGCGCTGGACGGCGCAGATCTGAACGATACCCGGCTACTGTATAACCACGATATGACCCGCGTACCCCTTGCGAGAGCCCCTAAAACGATGCAACTTACCGTGACCGAAGAGGGCGTAGAAATGCGCGCGGAGTTGGCAGACACCGAGGACGCTAGAGCGATTTATACGGCAGTAGAACGCGGCGACCTTGACGGCATGAGTTTTGCATTTAAGGTTCCGGAGGGCGGGGACGAATACGACCGGCAGACGAACACGCGAACCATTAACCGTATTGAAAAGGTTTATGAGGTTAGCGTAGTAGCGTTTCCGGCGTATTCTCAGACAAGCGTAGAGGCTAGGGCAGCACTTACCAGCCTCGCAAGCAAAGAGCGCGATAACGTGCTTATCAAGTGCAACAAAATTCTTTATAGGAGTTGATAGTATGAAGTTTAAGACTATTGCTGAAGCGTACAATCACTACAAGGCTATGACTCTGGAGCAGATCGAAGCTCGCGCCCAGCAGATCAAGCATGAGATCGATACTAACGCCGCTGCCGATGTCGCCGCGCTGAATATCGAAGCTGAGGGCATGGAGCAGGCTGCTAACGAGAAGCGTAGCGAGGGCGCTAACGGCTCCGGCGTGGAGTTTCGCGGTTTTCACTTCCTGAGCGGCGCTCAGATCGAGCGTAACGCCTCCCGTGAAGCCACGGAGGGCGACGTTTACGCCTCTCCTGAATACCGTAGCGCTTTCTACAAGAAGCTGATGGGTAAGGATCTTACCAACGTCGAAAAGGCGGCTTTCCAGCGCGCCCAGGACGAAGCCCGCGCCGCCTCTTTTAACACCGTAACCGAAAGCGCCGCCGTTGTGCCTACTCAGACCCTTAACGAGGTTGTGAAGAAGGCTCGCACTATGGGCGGTATCATGGGCGTTTGTCGCTCTTTCGCGGTTCCCTCCAAGATCGCTATTCCCGTGGGTACTCCCGCGACTAAGGCATCTTGGCACACTGAGGGCGCTACCGTTGAGGGTGAAAAGAACGTTCCCGCTAGCGTGGTTTTCAACGGCTACGAGATCATCAAGATTTTCTCCATCAGCGCCGCCACTAAGACCATGAGCATTAACGCTTTCGAGTCCTATCTGGTGGACGAGCTGACCGCTTGCGTTATGGAGTGCATCGCTGATGCTCTGGTTAACGGTACCGGCTCCGCTCAGGGTACCGGCGTCGTTTCCGGCATCACTTGGACTAAGAACACTAACGCCGTAGAGGTGGCTGCTGGTTCTGAAATGTCCTATGCCGACGTGGTTAAGACCGTCGCCCTCCTGAAGCGCGGCTATAGCGCCGGTGCTAAGTGGGCTATGAATAACGCCACTCTCTACAAGACCTTCTACGGTATGCTGGACGGTAACAAGCGCCCGATTTTCGTAGCGGATCCTCAGGCTGAGAACATCGGTAAGATTCTGGGCTTTGAGGTTATCGTAGACGATAATCTGGCTGATGATGTGGTTATCTTCGGTAACTTCCACTACATGGGCTACAACATGCCCGGCGGTATTGTTATCGAAGTGAGCCGCGAAAGCTCTTTCCGCTCCGGTCTTATCGACTATCGCGCCCTTGCTGTTGCCGATTGTAAGCCGATCGTTCCCGAAGCATTCGTAAAGCTCTATAAGGCTACCGCCTAATGAGTAAACCACTCAACAGCGATCAGCTAGGGCGCGCGATAGGTGAAGAGCTTACGCGCTATCATGCTCAGATCGTGAGAGAAGTTAACGACGCTGGAGCCGACGCAATGAAAAAATTAGTTGCTAAGACTAAGCAGAAAGCCCCTAAGAAAAGCGGGCAGTATGCTAAGGCGATCGGCTCCACCGTCGCCACGAATGCGATAACGGGCGATAAAACTTACACTTGGGGCGCTAAAGGCAATCAGGGCAGCTTAACGCATTTGATCGCTAAGAGCCATAAAACCGGAGGCGGGGGCAGAACTCGAGGGAGCGACTTCCTACGGAGCGCCGTAGATGAGGTTATTCCGGAGTATGAAGCGAACGTAAAAGGAATTATCGAAAGGGGGTTATTTGAGTGATTTTGAGTATTGAGGAAGCCTTGCTAGCGCTGAGGACGGAATATAGTCCGGAAAACGCGCAGATCATTTCGGATCTTATCGTGGCGATCCCGTCTTACATTGACACGACCACCGGTATTAACGGATCCGAAACGGCAGCGGATAAATACCCACTCATTAAGACCCTTGCTAAATTCCTTCTGTGCGTCTGGTACAACCCGGACGGAACGGACGCGGTAACGCTTCAGGTGGTTGTAAATAACCTTCTGAAAACGTTAAAGGCTATGGCTCCTGAGATCAACGGTGAGTAACCGTAAAGGGGGCGTTATATATGGCGTTTGATGAGCAAGCGCGGTTCTACAAGTCGAAGGAATGGCGCGATACACAAGCAGCGTTTATGAGTAGCAAGAATGGCATTTGTGAGCGTTGCGGAGATCCGGCGCGGATTGTCCACCATAAGGAGTATATAACGCCCTCTAATATCAACGATCCGACTATCACTCTCGGGTGGGATAATCTCGAGGCACTATGTCAGACATGCCACACACGGGAGCATTTCGTAACAGATGCTACCGCGCCGGGTTTGCGCTTTAATAGCAACGGGGAACTAGTGAGGCTGTAGAACTCAGTAGCCGGTAAGCGGCTGGGGCTTTAGCGGCTAGGATTCACGCCCTATAGTCGCTACAGTTATTCTTTAATAGCTGGCTTCTTATTCACCCAGTTTAATACCGGCTACTGAGTCCTATAGCCATAGAACCCTCACAAGCCCCGTATAACGGCTTTAGTCATGGTGTGCAGTGTTTATCCACCAACGACAACAAGCGCGGTATACGGGGTATTTCTATAGCTTATTTGAGGGGGTTATCATGTGTCCAGTAAGGAAGAAAAGACTAAGTATCTGAGTAGCTACAGATGGTATGAAAAGGATGTGGAGCGCGATCGAGAGAAGCTCGAGGCTCTCGAGTCTAGACTCTATTCTCCTGTGGCGGCGTCGTTATCCGGTATGCCTAAGAGCGGTAAGGCTTTCGAGCTCGAGCCTCTACTGCTTGAAAAGGAACAGCTACAGAAACAGATCAGGCTGAAGCGAAAGCGTATGAGTGATATAAGCTTTGCTATCGAGAGCCTCGAGGATCCTCGTTACAGATTGCTCCTGAAGCTACTCTATATCGACGGCTACACTCAGAGCGCAGCGGCTGAGATCATGAACTACTGCAATAAAACGATCCTCAGGCTAGCTAAGGCGGCTGTAGAAGTTTTCGAGATTCCAGATGAGCACACCATACCCCCCGAGGCGACGGCTTGACGGGAGACCGTGGGAAA